TTCCTTATCGGTATCTCAGCTTACATGGGACGCCAATGGGAACTTAGTTACAGACTAGGTATGCGACCTTGGATCTGTGTTGCTTACTCTGCACCAGTTGCAGCAGCAGCGTCAGTTTTCCTAGTATATCCTTTCGGTCAAGGATCTTTCTCTGATGGTATGCCTCTTGGCATCGCAGGTACATTCAACTTCATGTTTGTATTCCAAGCAGAGCACAACATTCTTATGCACCCATTCCATATGATTGGTGTTGCAGGTGTGTTTGGTGGATCTTTGTTTAGTGCAATGCACGGATCTCTTGTTACTTCTTCTCTTATTAGAGAAACTACTGAGCAAGAGTCTCAAAACTACGGTTACAAATTTGGACAAGAAGAAGAAACATACAACATCGTAGCTGCTCATGGTTACTTTGGTCGTCTTATCTTCCAGTATGCTTCTTTCAATAACTCTAGAAGTCTTCACTTCTTCCTTGCAGCATTCCCAGTTGTTTGTATCTGGATTACTGCTATGGGTATCTCTACTATGGCATTCAACTTGAATGGTTTCAACTTTAACCAGTCAGTTGTTGATGCAGGTGGTAAAGTTATTCCTACTTGGGGTGACATTCTTAACAGAGCAAACCTTGGTATGGAAGTAATGCACGAGCGTAATGCTCACAACTTCCCACTTGACCTCGCTGCTGCTGAGTCCGTGCCTGTTGCACTGACTGCACCTGCAATCGGTTAAGTTACACCTGAGGAGCACAAGGTCAAATGACTCAATTTCTACTAAAGAATGCAGGTTATCTACCCATCTTTGAATTCTTATTCTTTGTTGCTGTAGGTATCACTTTAGGACCAGTCCTAACTTAAACTAGGCATTTCTTTTTATTACGTCGGGGGCAGAAATGCCCCCTTTTTTTATAAATAATAGTAGAATTAGAGGGTAGGAAGATGAATCAAACTCATCTTTGTTATGAGTCCGACAACGGAAATGCTTATGAAAAACGTACTACCTTACAATCAACTAGAGGCATGGCATCCTTTTGAGCCTAACCAAAATCATCGCGAGGATGATTACTACGAGTGCTTGGTTGAGTGTACAGATACAAGGTCAGCGTGCAAACGAATCTGTAAGGAGGTGTTAGACTACTAGACCAATAAAATCTATCGTATCTTTTAAGAGACTTGCTTCCACAGGTCTCTTTTTTAATGTTATAATTAGTAGGTACGGCGGAGTAAGAAATGAAAAAATTAATTGCAGCATTGACCGTTGGGATCGCACTAGGTGTCGCTACTTGTGCTTCAGCAGCACCTGTAAAAAGTGACTGGACAGGAGAGGATAGTATTACGAAGGGATGGTTTACATATGATGCGATGGGGTGTATGCTATTAAAGGAATGCAAAGAAGATATTACACAAGTAAAGAGTAGTGATGATATTAGAGACATGTTTCCCAATCAGAATTGGGATGTAGTGTCTGCAGAATTTGATGCCATTGTAAATGCATTTGATAAATTAGATATCAATGTATACGTTGCATCCCCCAGATACTTTCCTCCTGCTCACAGAGGTGTATACCACACGGTGAGCAACCATATGTATCTGAATGAGGCATGGGTTAGTCGTCCTCATATTTTGATGGCAGTCCTCAGGCATGAGGGTTGGCATGCTGCACAAGACTGTATGGCAGGGACGCTAGATAATACACTACTTGCTATTATCAAACCCGAAGAGGATGTGCCTGGTCTGTGGGCAGACATGGCAGCAAAAGCATACTACCAGAATCCTAAAGCGATCCCATGGGAGAAGGAGGCATTCTGGGCAGGTCATGAAGAGGGCATGACACAGGAAGCACTTGAAGTCTGTGCATCTGGCACTCCTATGTGGGAAGTATATCCACCCACTCCACTCACTAAGCAGTGGCTTATTGAAAACAATTACATTAAAGAATGAGTTATCTAGTCCACCCCTTACCTCCAAGAAAGGTATGGGTAAAGAAAGAGTATCTTTATGACCTAGAGAAGGGTCATGGAGAGATCACACCTGGTATTTGGATCTCAGTAAGAAGTATACAAGCGAAAGCATTATACTTTGAGACCCTACTGACTGATTACGGTGCACTGTTTGACAAGTTACCACTCAGTGCATTCGTATGGAAGGAAGATTATGATAAAGATAATCAACTACCACTAGATGTCCTAGAGTTGTGGGATTGTTTCGACTACAATATTACAGTGGTTGAGAAACCTATCCTTGGTCGCTGCTCTTTCTTTGGTAAAGATAGGAAGATGCATCCTGGTGAATATGAATTCACTATTGATACAGCACACCCTGACTTCTCTGTATTGGATACAAACTTTTCAGAGCATGATCCTGAGCATAAGACATTTAATATTATTGCACTGGACAATGGACAGTTTGCTGCACAACCTAACAATAGATGTCAATTCTTTGACAACAGTTTGGTAAACAATGATGCTCTACTACAACCTGACTTCAAAGTCTGCACACAAAACTATGCTGTAGAAACTCTACCTAAATGGTGGTCAGTTGGACACACAGATGAGTGGGCATACAAGACTATGGAAGAGGAAATAAATAACAAAGAAGATAACTAGTTGTAATGACAGCGGACCCAAGGTGTTATGGTGGAAGTTATTCACCACAGATACCTCAATTACAACCTAACGCACTCGACGCTGCCAACCCTAGGGATGTTACACAGTATATTCCTAGTGACCCAAGGCAAGCGGCTGGGACTCTGCAGCCTAGTGATCCCATCATTGGTGCTGATGGAAGATGCTACGGTCCGTTTAGACAGGAGTCACTCCAACCTAACCCGTTGGATGCATCTAATCCCGTCAGAATCACACTCGCCACACCACCGCCACCTCCTAGTAGTGGTGTGCCAACTTATGATGATCCTGCTGACAACCCTGCGAATAGATGTTACGGTCCTATTCCTATACCTAACAGTCCTGAGCGAGGCACGTCACCTGATCTACCTACACCCCCTCCACTTCCTCCATCTGATGAGGATATAGATCCTAGGGAAGTTATCAGACAGTTGGTTGGAAGATGTTATCCTCCTCTAGGACTTGATGATGGTGGGATTAGACAACCTGATATTGATCTACCTCCGTTTGATATACCTGATCTCAGGGTAGACCCACCGATCGATATGATCTGTGATATGTTTCCATACTTACCATTCTGTCCAGAGTGTGAGAAGTATGCTACAGATCCTAGTACGTGTGTAGAATTTCCTATTAAGATACCTACACCTGGCACAGGTATTCTTCCACCAACTATCGGTGGAGGAGGTAAAGACTGTGATAAAATATGGGAGTTGCAAAGAGATAATTTAGTTAAAGATATTGGTGATGGATACTGGGAGAGGACTGATACAAGAGAGCAATTCTATTGTCCACCTGAGCAGAAAAATGATGACTGGGGTAAGTGTGTAGAGGAAGCACTAGAGTGTTTGTTTAAACCATACATTGATGGTGCATGGCAACCACCTTCACAGGATTGTGTTACCTTCTACCCTAGAGGATATAACGGTAACATCAAGTCATTCTGTATTGCTAACTGCTATCCAGATAGAGTTGGTATCTATGAGTATGTGACACAGAAAGGTGCTGCTCTAGCATTTAAACCTTATGGTAGTGGTCTGCATAATCTATTAGGTGTGACCACAAACTATGATGGGTCATGGAATGGTAGTAAGATCGATAATCCTGGCGGTAATAAAATCTATACGTCTGCAGGTAACAGGACATACAGTGCTACTCTTGGTAGTGCTAACATCACTGTTAACGTTGAAGTATATAATGACAATGGTGAGTTTGATAGTAGATGGTATTGCACATACACTGGTGACCTACCTGCTGTAGGCACAGAAACCACAGCATCATTTACTGGTGACAGTGCTAGTTTTGATGTCACATTCATGGTGTTGGAAGGTAACAAGGCAGGCACTAATCATGACTATGGCACATCCTCTACACCTCCAACAGGATATACACTGACATCTAATCAACCTGTCTTCTACTTACATAAGAATAAGAAAGACGATAGATCAGTTGCAGTATACAAATACTATTCCAACTCTAGAAAAGATACTCTACTTACAATTAAACCAGGTGAGCCTGACACACCAGGCAATGGTGAGAGAGCAACCTTAAACGCAGGTGGGTATGGTTTCGTAGAAATTTTAGGATGGGCATATGAAGATGCTGCAGCCATGAATCCATACCTAGGTAAGAAAGAAAAGGCACAAGAATTACATAGGTATTATGACAAACTATTCTCTACAGCAGAAGTAAAATTCTCTGGTCAAAGTATTACAGTCTCTGGTAACTGTGACTTCACTATCGAGTGGTCATGGAAAGACTCTCCAAATATTGCAGGTGTGACATGTGATAGTTTTACTATTGACAACAAGACATTTGAGCGTCGAGGCACGAGAGGTAGTCAGACTGAAAGATTTACCAACATGTCAGCAGGCACTTACCCTATTACTTTCCAGAATCTACACTCTGCTAATAGTAATTTTGCTGATAGGATATACAATGACAATGAATCTGTCTGTCTTCTTGATGGACATGGAGACGATTGTAACGGGACGATTAGAATTTCACGGGTAGATAAAGCAAGCACTGGCAACATAGAAATGGATAATCATTTCTATTCTATTCGTAAGCAAACAATAGAAGAGCCACCTACCAAGGACTCTAACAAAAACTATTACCTAATTCCAAATGATGTAAACAACACCATCTTAATGAATATAGATGTGGAAAAAGGTAGGGCAGGGTATAGAAATACCTTGATGGCATACATTGAGACAGATGGTGTCCCACGATGGGCACAACTTTTGGTTGTGGATGCAACTAATGAGGCTGGTATGACACAGCATATGATACCTATCAACATCCTTCAACAATACAAGGGTGGCAACTTAGGATTCTTGCTTGTCTCTAATGGTGCTCAACTCAACAGTTATAACGTAGGTGATACATTTACAAACTTCTCTCAGTTGTCAGATGGATGGAGGATTGATGGTGTATCATCCTCAGAATCTAATTATGTTTTATTCTCTGATGAATCACTCAACCCAGAAGGATCTGTTAGTGACAGTAGAGACTACACAGTATGGAAAGGTGATCACTGGCAATGGTGGGAGGATCTAATCAGTGGTGACAGTGACTTTGATGATTGTAAATTCTGGCACGAAGTTGTATGGGCAGGTGGTGCTACAGCCTATGAGGGTATTGAATGTTATGTGTGGAGAGAGGACAAACCTCCATCTATAACTAAACCTCTACTTTCTAAGTCAGATTGTGATCCACGACTGTTTAAGAAATCATTTAAAGATGTCTTGTTGATGAGAAATGATTGTGGATCTGAGGTCATTGACGTCACAGGAGATAGTGGAGACATCTCATGTGGTAAATGTAATGGTGAGTATCTATTCCAAGTTAACAGGACACAGAAGAGTAAGATAGTAACCAAAGGTAAATTCTCTTTGCGTAGTCTTGGAGGTATTACTCAAGGTCTTGCAGGTGACTGCATGGTATTCATATTAAAACTTTGGAAAAACAATAACGTTCTTTGGGAGCAGAAGTTTAGAGCAGGAGCATGGCCAGAGATCGGACAGAAGTTACATGATGATGATTTCTTTGAGGTAGTTGAGGGTGACGTAATTAAATTCAAAGTCACAGAGATCAAACGAGGACCTACTAGTGGACAGATTACACCTAGGTTAGGCATCCTTGATGAAGATAATTATCTCTTTGAATCAACATTCAACCTCCGTCTACAGACACAACCAGGTGACGCTAGGTCAATTCCATACCCATCAACTATCAACCCAGAGGCAGAATCTTCTAAGGGTGTGGGTGGTGAGATCACAGGATTTGATATGTGCTACATGCACAACCTAGATGACAGAGGTAAAAACTCAGAGATTGAAGACTGGCAGAGATACTATACTGTTTGGGAGAATCAGCAAGCAGTAAACATGGATGCTAATAATCAGATCCATGACCATGATGATTACCCACGCTACACACACTGGACAGCAGATCAGGGAGGATCTAATAACCGTGCTGCTATGTCCTTCCGTGGATGGGATGGCAGTGATAGGAATGCATACATTGATACATATGGATTCAAAGAGAAAGATAAAGGACAACATTACAATCAACTTGTCACCAGAATGCTATTCAAAGATGGCAAGACAGGTCCTATCTACTTGGATGGCACTGGTGCACCCACTGCTGTAAAGAGACACGTCCAATCAGAGACACACTATGCAAGACTTGCAAAGTATTCTGACGATGGTTTCTCATGGTGGGATACCAAGATGAATAGTTTCGTAGCAACTAGTGACTTACAGTGGATGCTTGACAACCTCTACGATGGTATGCAACAGAATCCAGAAGTCCTTACAAACTATGAGATGGGATACTTTATCCAAGACTACTGGTTGATTCCAGAGGATGATGATAACGTAGAGGATCATGGCATCGGTGCTAACACTGCCAAGATTCGTGTTGGTATAACTTTCTGGGCAAAGAATGAAGGTTACAGCAACAAGGCAGGTCCTAAGCGAATTACAAATTTCTATGCTACAATAGAATTGCTCGAAGTCTTGGACTGGGGTGACGGATATGGAGAGGGTCAGGAATTTGAATTCTACTGGCCACCTAAGTATACTGATCGGATCATGGATTACTCCACCGATAATAATGTTGCACCATTTAGTCCTACCATCGCAGCACATAGATCCAGTGCTCCTAATTACAATCCACTAACTAAAGACATACCGTCAGAAATTAAGATTGGATACGAGCCATCTGGTCGAGGTTACAGAGATACAAAACGTCCTGTGTATGATGCATTCTACCAAGAGTCACATAACAAGGAGTCTATGTATTGGTTTATAGATAAGAAAGAATACCGTGATCGAGTAACCTTTAAAGTAAGGATCAACGGAGTACAGTAATGAATGGATTTGGTGACCAGCCAGGTCGTAAAAGACACAAGGACTGGGCAGACAAAACAATACAGAAGACAACTAAAGAGTTGAAACTTCTGCGTGAGGTCATCGAAAAGTATAAAGACGATCCCGATGGTCGTCATAAGATGCTTAAGAAGATGAAGAGGTATTGGAATAGCAATATCAATACCATCAAAGATCTTGATACAAAACCGTCAGGCAAAAACATTGTTGACGAATTGAGAGAAGTCCCCTATGATAAGATAGTGGAAGACTACCGAAAGGAAGTTGGACTAGACTCACCTAAAGAAAAGATGAGTGTCTCTGAAACAAGAGCAGCAGAAATTCGAGAGTATCTAGAAGGAGAATGAAGGTAGCAGTGATTGGCAGAGGTAGTGGTGGTTTAATTACCATCATGAATCTCTTGACCTACAACATTAAAGTTGATTGTTATTATGATCCCGACACCCAACAACTTCCTGTTGGTGAGTCAACCACACCTCAATTTGCATCACTGATAGAATGCACATTGGGTTTAACTATCGATGATCTTATTGCCCTAGGACTTGCGTCCTATAAGAAGGGCATTGAGTTTGTTGACTGGGGTAACTCAAAGCATTTCTATCATAGATTTCTACATGCAGATGCTATTCACTTTTACACTAAGACTCTTAACCCATTTCTCCAAGAGAATCTAGAGAAATATAAAGGAGTAAAGTTTATTGGAAAACGTATCACTGCTCTTAATTCTATTAGCAATGAATATGATTTCGTAATCAACTGCTCAGGTGCTCTCAGCAACTATAGAAAAGAGATTGACATTCCATGTGTCAATAGTGTATTATATTTCGATGACCATAAAATACATGGTCACCCAGAGTATACCTACCACCTCGCCCATGAATATGGATGGAAGTTTAGTCTTCCATTTCCTAAGCAAGGCATCTCACGGACAGGTTACCTGTTTCACAGGGACTATCAGTCACATGTAGATGCTGAGGTTGTATACTCACATGGAGACCTCTTCGAGTGGACTCCATCTTACGCACCCGATATGATTGTCAATAATAAGTTGGCACTCAATGGTAACGCTTTGCTCTTCTTCGAGCCATTGCAAGCACTTTCGCTATTACATTATGATATGGTCGCAAAAAGAATCTGCGACTATTTGGTTAATGGCCAAACAAATGAGGAGAGACTACTCGCTAATCTCTGGTATCTAAGAATGGTAGAGGCATATGTTGATGCCCTTGCCTTCCACTATCAATATGGTAGTGCTCACAATTCTGGATACTGGGAGAAGGTCAGTAAGAAAAGTGTCACAAGGGTTGGACAAAAATGGTGGAATGATGGTAGACTCATCCACAAAGTCAGATCTTCGTGGGGAGAGGGCAAAAATTCTCACCTCACACAGCATCCTGACTACTACTATGCACCAGATCACACACATATCTTTGGCATTACATGCATGTATCAATTACATTGTGGATTGTCAGGGGATCGTGATTTGTCAATAGTATAAATACCCATTGTAACTATCTGTTACATAAACTCAAACTAAAGGTAAAAAACACATGATCAAAACTGCAATCGCAACTCTTGCTGCTACCGCAGCTGTGGTAGCCCCATCTGCTTCCTTTGCAGGACCGTATATTAATATCGAAGCAAACTCCTCTTGGACTGGCTCGGATTATACTGGGACGACGACTGACGTGCACGTTGGTTACGAAGGACAAGTTGGAATCGCATCTTACTACGTCCAAGGAGGTCCAGCAGTGACTTCTGTGGACGGTGGTGACACTGACACTGACTTCTCTGGTAAGGCAGGTCTTGGTCTTCCACTCTCTGAGGCGATGGATCTCTACACTGAAGTCTCTTTTGTTACTGCAGACTCTGCAGACAACGGATACGGAGGTAAGTTGGGTGTGAAGTATGCTTTCTAAGTAGAAAGGATATATAATACCATCAGGGGTCTCTGACCCCTTTCTTTTTTTCTATAATATTATGGCAAAGATTCCACCATCGACAACAATCTATACAAGATCTGGTTGTCCTTATTGCACAAAAATTAAAGAAGTGTATAATATGAATCGATGGAGTTACAACGAGATGAAACTCGATGTTAACTTCGACCGCAACCAATTCTATGCGGAGTTTGGTATGGGGTCTACCTTCCCACAGGTAATCATTGGTGGGAATAAAGTCGGTGGTTGCACCGATGCTGTAAAACATCTACGAGAAGGCAAATTCCTCTAATGAAACTCAGAAACGCTAACGAATTATATGAGTTGATCGAGCGATCGATTGATGAAGCATTCGAGAAGAAACGTTTCTTATTTAACATGTATGGGTATTTAAAAGGAGCAAAGTATACTCGTAAGGAGACTACTGAGTTTATTGAATCCCCAACTGCTAACTCTCTAAACAATACTATCCTAGATCTTGATGCATATATCAAGGGAGGTGACAAAGTATTGCGTGAAGCATACGGACACATCCCAAAACCAGAAGCAAGAAAGATTAGAAAGTATCTCTACGGTATCCTTGAGGATGCATGGAAATATGAAAGGGATAGGAGACCAGGCAGGAAAAAAGTTACTAAATAAAAACAACAGTCTTAGGAGGCAATTACATGGCGGATCTTTCTTTCCTTTACATTGCCTTCTTCCTCACGTTAGGTAGTTTCCTTGTTGGATTCTTGATCTCTTGGAATATCAAAGCAGCATTTGACGAGTGGCAAGAAAAGGCAGACTATGCTAAAATAGTCATGCATCCCGAGATGTATGATGAGAATGGTAATTTTCTGGACACAGAAGATCTATTCTACTTGCGTTTGACAGAGGAAGATGATACAATTACTGACACTGATGATTAATCATGGCACAAAAACTTATGATTTGTGAGGTCTTGCAAAAGACTCACTCTGCTAAGACAAAAGCAGAGAAAATTAAAATTCTTCGTGATAACAACAGTCAAGCACTTCGCACACTATTCATTATCAACTTTGATGGGTCAGTCGTGCCTCGTGTGCCTCTTGGTGAGGACGTACCTTACACACCTAACGAAGCACCGTTGGGGACAGAGCATACTAATTTGATTGTAGAAGCAAAGAAGTTTTACTATTTCTTCAAGGGTGGTGCAGACAACCTCCCTAACATGAAGGTAGAGAATATGTTTATTCAGATGCTAGAGGGTCTCTACAAAGATGACGCTGTGGCATTTATTAAAGCAGTTAATAAGTCTCTACACAAGAAGTATCGCATCACAGAAGCGGTAGTTAAAGAAGCATTTCCAGAAATTCGATGGGGTAATAGGTCTTGAGCGTCTATATCGATCCAAGAAAAGCAAAAAAAATTGAAGAAACTCCTGCTCCTGCAGAGACTGTAGAGGAGTGGACAGAGAAGATTAAAGCAATGGACAACGAAACAGTAGGACGTAAGGTCGCTGCTGCATTGGGTGCACTGTTTATATCTCCTCTTGTTTTTATGTTCTTCTGGAATTGGATCATGGTTGGCACGTTTGGACTACCTGTATTGGGTTACTTGAAATCATTTGGTTTACTAGTAATGGCACGTCTAATTTTTAAGCATGACTAATAAAGTTTGTCTCGTAAGCGTCACACCTGAGGCAGAAAAAACAATGGGTTACATTGCGAGAGTAAGCAACCCAAACAATCAAGACAATCCAAAGGTAGAAGGACTTCTATCTTATTGCATCAAACATAATCATTGGTCTGTATTTGAGCAGGCAAGTTTGACACTTGAGATCAATACTACAAGAGCAATCGCAGCTCAAATTCTGAGGCATCGTAGCTTCACATTTCAAGAGTTCTCACAGAGATATGCTGATACTAATCTGCTAGGTGAGATCCCTGTCCCTGATCTACGTCGTCAAGACAGTAAGAATAGACAGAATAGTATTGATGATGTGCCACAAAAGGAGAAGTATTTCCTGCAGGGTAGGATTGCACAGTATTTTAACGAAGGAGTTGATCTATATAATGAGTTGTTGAGACACGGAATTGCTAAAGAGTGTGCTAGAATGGTATTGCCTTTGGCAACACCAACCAGAATCTACATGACAGGATCAGTCCGATCATGGATTCATTATATTGAATTGAGGTCTGCTAATGGCACACAAAAAGAGCACATGGACATTGCAAATGCTTGTAAAAAAGTATTCATGTGTCAATTCCCTATCGTCTCTAAAGCACTTGAATGGTGCGAAGACTGCGGTTGTCCCGAAGGATGGGATGACATCCAACCATGTTTGAGGATAGACTAATGCCAACCTACAATGTAAAACACAGAGAGACAGGTGAAGAGAAAGAGTTTCGTATGACCATGGCGGAATACGATCAATGGAGAAAAGACAATCCCGATTGGGATAAAGACTGGTCAAAAGGTGTCGCAGGCACAACCTACGGCAAACCTAAACAGTCTGATGGTTTCAAAGAAGTCATGTCTAAAGTCCAAGCAGCACACCCTAAAGCAAACCTTAGTCAATACACCTAATGCCTAGACCAAAGAAGTCACTAGCAAATATCCCAACCAAGGTATTGCGAAGGAAGAAACCTATCAACCTTGAGCACCTTAAAACCATCGAGCCACTCACAGAGAATCAGGAGAAGATCTGGGAAGCATATGGTAAGGGACAGAATCTAGTGCTCCATGGTGCAGCAGGGACAGGTAAGACATTCATCTCTTTGTATCTTGCATTGAAACAATGTCTTGACCCTGCATCAAAGTATGAGAAGGTTTACATGGTAAGGTCACTCGTCCCTACAAGGGAGATTGGTTTCTTGCCAGGTGATCATGAAGACAAATCAAACCTATATCAAATTCCATATAAAAATATGGTGAAGTATATGTTTGAGATGCCTGATGACAATAGTTTTGAAGCATTGTATTCTAATCTTAGAGCACAAGAAACTATTTCATTCTGGTCAACCTCTTTTATTAGAGGCACCACATTTGATAACTCTATCATTCTTGTTGATGAGTTTTCAAACCTAAACTTCCACGAGTTAGATTCTATTATCACTCGTGTTGGAGAAGACTGCAAAATTATTTTTTGTGGTGATTACTTTCAGTCAGACTTGACAAAATCTAATGAGAGAGAAGGTATCCTAGACTTCCTTAGAATTCTTAAGCAAATGCCATCATTTACTTGCGTAGAGTTTGGTATTGATGATATAGTAAGGTCAGGTCTCGTGAAAGAGTATCTCGTTAGCAAATTATCTCTTGGATATTAATTAATTATGTTTAATCATGTAGGACCTCCTTGTGAGATCCTTGAGTTAGAATCACGCACCCTAGAGCAGGGAAGATTCTACAAACTTGACAAGGTGTGGGTGCCATCTGTCACCACAGTTATCGGTCATCAATCTAAGGCAGGTATCCTTGAGTGGCAGAAGCGTGTCGGATACCACGAGGCAGAGAAGATTCGTATGAAATCTTCTTGGAGAGGCACCAAGTATCACAACCTAGTAGAAAAGTATCTAAGAAATGAAGATGTGGAAAATCGTACGCAAGGCGAGGGTCTTACCTCGTACCTTTTTAGGTCTGCTCGTAAGGATCTTGATCGGATTACTAATATTCACCTTATTGAAGCCCCTTTATTTTCTCGCAATCTATATCTCGCTGGCCGTGTTGATTGCCTTGCTCAGTTTGATGGCGAGCTTGCTGTAATTGATTTCAAAACCACAAAGGAATTGAAAAAACCTGAGTGGTTGGAAAACTATTTCGTGCAGTGTAGTGCTTATGCTTACATGTATTACGAGCACACTGGCATTGAGGTTGACAAGTTAGTTACAATATCTGTATCAGAGTCTGGCGAGATGCAAGTCGAGCAGAGATATGATAAAGAGAAGTATATCAACAAACTTCTTGATTACATTAAAGAATACAGACAGTATATTGAATCTCGTCAATGAAAGATACTTTTCTAGGCATCCCCTTCTTTCGCTTCTATTATCCTGGCGACGTAGAGAAGGTTGCATATGAATTAGAAAACTTACAGTGGAAACGTAATGATTTTAACTGGATCTGGGCAGGTATTAATGCTCGTGGGACAGGTAAACAGTTACATGATCTACCACAGTTTGCTGATTTATTTTCATGGATGAATGAATGTCTGGAAGAAGTAAGGAAAGAGATAGCACCCAACGCTACCTCTTTTAAATTTGTATCGTCATGGGCAAACAAGAATGATCCTGGTGATCATTTCTTTGACCACACGCATCCTAACTGTTTCCTAAGCAGTAATTATTATGCATCTGGTTTGCCACAAGATAAAACAGTTTGGCTTTTGCCGAATCCGTGGTATAGTAATACTAACATCTCACCTTTTGGAGATTATACGGACACAAAATACCACATAATGCATGAGGAGCCTACAGAGGCAGGTAAGTTTATCTGTTTCCCTCCTACTATAAGGCATTACGCACAACCTAACACCACTAATGGACCCCGCATGACTATTGCAGCGAATGCATTTCCCTCAGGTCTCATTGAATCTGGTGGAGTCTCTCGCATGTATGTGGAGGTCACCAAATGAATGATATTGAAAAGGAATTTATGACACAAGGTAAATTTACTTCACTGGTAGAAAACCTTGTTAAAGACAGTGAAGGACTGCTAAATTATATTGAAGCAGTCACTACAGTATGTGAAGAGTATGGAATAGAGATTGAAGTTGTTAATAAACTGATCTCTCGACCATTGAAAGATAAAATCAAATGGGATGCTCAACAACTTAATTACGTTAAACGCACCTCAAGAGGTGTCCTCCCACTATGACCAAGAAAGAAGAATTTTTCCACAGCGATCAAGTAAGAGAGTCACTCGAAGACATCCAAGTATGTTACACTGACTTGCTAAAGATGTCTGCAGGTTTTGCAGAGTATGATGTCAAGAAAAGAATTGAGCACATCAACAAGACGCTAGAGTTGATTGCTAAACAGAAGTTATTTTATGCACGACTAGCACTCGCATCACATGAAGATGATAGCGATGAGTCTGTTGCATATATTAAGGACAGAGTAGACACACTATCAATGAAGACGACAGGTGGTATGGATCTCATGTCTGTGCTACAAGTTATGGAAGATAAATTGTTAGGATGGAAGAAGGAGTTAAACAATGCCGAATCCTGATCAACTATGGGAAGACATGAAACGTTTGAATGATGTCATGGAGGAGTTACTTTGGGATCCCGATGACGAGATTATTTTCACACATGATGGAGAGAATATAATTATCAGGAATAAAACACAAGGTCTTGACAAGACCTAAATAGTATGTCACCATGAATGGTGGCACTAATGCCAAATACAAACACGGAGAATACAAAAATGTCATTTGCATCACTCAAGAAGTCTTCTGGATCTTCCTTTGCAAAACTTACAAAGGAGATTGAGAAACTACAAAAGCCTGCGGGCAGTGCTCAAGTTGATGAGCGTCTATGGAAACCAACTCTTGACAAGAGCGGTAATGGGTATGCTGTTATTCGATTCCTTCCAGAGCCTGATGGGGAAGACCTTCCTTGGGCACAGGTTTGGAGTCATGCCTTCCAAGGTCCTGGTGGATGGTATATTGAAAATAGTTTGACTACTCTAGGACAAAAGGATCCTGTCTCTGACCTCAACCGAGAGTTGTGGAATAGTGGCAACGATTCTGACAAGGAAATTGCACGAAAGCAGAAGCGTAAACTCTCATACTACAGCAACATCTATGTTGTTAAGGATGAAATGAATCCTGAGAATGAGGGCAAGGTCTTCCTCTACAAGTATGGTAAGAAGATTCATGACAAGATCGTCGCTGCTGCACAACCTGAGTTTGAAGACGAGCAAGCAATCAATCCATTCGATCTTTGGAATGGTGCGGACTTCCGTCTGAAGATCTGTAAGGTTGCAGGTTTCTGGAATTATGATAAGAGTGGGTTTGCTAACCCATCTACTCTTGGTAAGATGACTGACGCTGAGTTGGAAGCAGTTTGGAAACAATCTTATAGTCTTAAGGACTTTACCAACCCATCACAGTTTAAATCTTACGAAGAATTGGAAGCACGTCTCAATTCTGTGCTTAAGGTTACACCTAAGCGTCCTGACCCTGAGACTTACGAAGAGGAAGACACTTCACAAAGTGTCCCTGATCTTCGCACAGGGTTTGGAGATAAGGTAGAATCATTACAGAAGGATGAGGACGTAGACCTTTCCTACTTTGCTAAACTTGCCGAAGAAGACTAAATGAAGTCAATGTTAACTGCCATGACACTTCTGGGTGTCATCACCACTCCGACTACTGCTTTCGCACACCACAACGGATCAATCAATCCTACTACTGGTGAGCGTGAGTATCGTGGGTGGTCTGGATCTCGCTCTCGCACATGCTATGAGCAACGATATAAGGAAGTATATATTCCTGGCACCTCAGATAGTCCTGGCTACGTTGACTACAAACGCAAGACTGTCGCTGTCCCCTGTTATGGAGACAGATATTGGAGACCACCATATAGGGACAACGGTCCTCGTGCTGTCCCTGTCCCACGAGAGGAAGACACAAACGACTGCTCAGAGGGTGCCGTTTTAGGCGGTATCCTTGGTGGCGGTGTAGCAGGTGCTATCTCTGAATCAGATGCTTATATCTGGTCTATCCCTCTTGGTATCGTTAGTGGTGCCATCGCAGGTTGTGAAGTTGATGGGGGTTGATGAAAGAGTTTGATTATGACCTCGATTACAAGACTCTTGACTTTACAGATACAGAAACTCGGATGCTTTATCGCATTGGAAGGGGGGAGCAAGGAGTTTTACTGGTACGCCCTTATACTAACGACATATGTGCTCATTGGAGATTTAAGACTCCAGAGATTGCAGTAGAGTCTGCGAATAAAATCTTCGCAATGTATCTAGATTACAGAGACGAAGAAGATTTTATAGGCATGGACATGTGTCGTAAGTTTTTGGAGATGGGTTTCACAAGAGCACGTCGTTACGCAAACCATAACTCTGGTAAAAAGTATGACGATGATGGTAACGTGAGACCACAAGAAGAAGACCATGCTACCAGTAAGTATGCAAAGTCTGCAAAGATCTTTAAGAAAGTTAGAGACATCGTTGCTAACAACGATACATATAAAAAGATGAGGAAGGAGTGGCGGTCACATGAGTGACATACATTTTAAAAAACACCGTGTGTTTAGAGAAACAGACGGTGTTATTTTTTATGACATATCAGTAGATGAATCCAATGCTGCTGACTTAGTAGTCCATGAAGGACCTGCTCAGTCACCCCCACCTGATTGTGTGGGAGGTAAGCAATTCTATATTCATTCTTTCCAAGATGACTACAATAGAGTAGTCTCAGGGACAAGGATGTTTGAGTTGGTCAATGAGGAATGGAAATTCCCATACCATATAGTGCACCTTGATGTGCATAGTGGTGCATTGATCATACCTCGTGGCACATTTCACAGGTCAGTGTCAGGAGAGAATGGATCTATAGTTATCAATCAAGCAAAGAGATACGATGGGTTTGATCCCTCTGCAGAGTTTTATCCTGTATCATGTGCAGAGTGTATGAAACTATATAATATATTGAAAAACGAAAAACCTGTTATCCACAGATTAGGTGAATGAAATCAGTTGAATCTTATGAGCAACTCCTCCAACGTTTTACGAAGAGGACAATGCAACTCTCCGCAAGAAACGAAGAGTTGAAAGAAGCATACGAAGAGTATGTGAAAAACGAAAGCGATCTCAAAAGACTAGAGGGATCGAAGCAAGCAATCGAATACGTTGCCTTTGGTAAGATGCCAGGCGACGGTAATCATGACAAGTTTGCAGCACACAAACCATGACAATGAATATTGCAACCATCTACTCTAACAAAAGTCAGGAGTGTGAGAGGGCAGCACAACTTTTAAAGGCACTAGGATGTAACTTTCGAGAATATTTCCTTGATGAAGACTTTACAAAGCAACAATTCCAAATGGAATTCGGAGGTGATGCTCACTACCCTCAGATTGCCCTAGGTAGTAAACCTTTGGGTGGATTGAAGGATGCGTTGCAATATTTAAAACAGCACGGTTATATTAACTGAAACCAAAATCGACTTTCCAGTTACAGATACCCCGAAAAAAAATTCGGGGTATTTTTTGGTCTGGGGGGTCGCGTTAAGTATTAATACCTAGTAACCTCCTCCATAGTATCCACCGCCACTTGATCCTGATGATCCTGACGACCCAGAGGATCCTGAGGAGGAAGAAGATGATGAGGAGGAAGAAGAAGAAGATGAAGAGCTTGAGTTAGAAGAAGAAGAGCTACTGCTCGAGCTACTACTACTGCTACTACCACTACTGTAAGTATTTTGATCAGTCGTTGTAGATCCATCCCCAGTAAACGCTCCTGCTGAATCGAAAGGTGACAATGTTGATGCAACATTC